CGTAAAAATTTTGCTACTTGGTTTACTGAATATGATAGACGTAGCGGAACAAAACTAACTGAAACCTTTCCTGAACTTACAGAGTTCTATAATTCAACTCTATTAGCATAAATTTCTAAAGCACGTTGTTCATTGTGTTCTAAAACACTTTTCATTTCAACAAGCATATCTTTTAATTGTTCTATGTTTAATTGTTTTATACTATCTAACAAGTAACGTATTTTATTCATACGTTGTGTGTGATCCTCTGTAGTGTCATAACCTTCGTTCCAAAAGTCATTGAAAGTTTTAAAACCTAAGTTGCGTATGTATTCTAAAGTGTAAGGCGGAGCAACACATATAAAAGGTCTTTTGTGTGTCATTGCATTTACAGTTTTCTCACTGAAGTTTCCTGTTGGTTGATAAAATCTTGTTTCATTTGCTACAACACAAAAACTTTTTTCGTAAAAAGGTGATAATCCTTGCGGACCTGTATGTTGTCCTTCAGGCCATTTTTTATGAAGTGCATCAGTGTGTTTTAATTTTACATCTATTGTAAGTGGTGGATCACTAAATGCCCAACTATAATAACCTGGAGTATCTTGTAAGTGTTCTATGATTAGACGTCTATGCAGACTATATCGCCAATTAGGACAAATGAAATGCTTATCGATGTTATTATTAATTGTTAGACTTCCGCCATTAAATTGATTGCGTAAAAAAATATCAAAGCATTTTAGTTTAAAAGGATAGTCTAAATGTTTTTGTACATTATAATCACAAGTATGTACTGTGATATCAGCATTAAGTTTCTTTGCAAATTCTTGTATGCTATCTAATTCTTCAGCACGTATTTTTTCTCCACCTTTGAACTCACTGAAAAAATCTCTATTATGTTTTTGCCCATCTTCATATAGTGTTAAAGGCTCGTACAAATAAATGTCAAGTGTTTTTAATTTTGCTACAAGTTTAGGTGTAATAGGAAATTTGTCAAAGTTGATTTTATTAGTTCCTGTATAAATCATGTACGGTTTTTCAGGACGCCATTGTTCAAAAAGTTCAGCGAACATTCCGCTTTCTTTGGCTCTAATTTTACAGGGCATATTTCCCCAGAATAAATCTTGTTTGAACATTAATAAGTGCCGGTAATTTGTAAAGTGTATCTTGGTTCAACACCAATGTTGCTGGCCGCGTGTGGAGTGTCAGGTTGCCATAAAACAAATTCTCCTGCCTTCCAATTGACAAATGCTTTACTATCTACTTCAAAATAATGTCCTGGTTTCCAATCTTCTAAGAAAACAATAGCACGTCTTACTTCGTTACGTTCTTTTTTGAACACTTTACAATATGTATTATAATGATCAATGTGCGTAGGCATTATATCTAACGTATCCATTTTATAAAATACAAATCCACAGTTTTTTAAATTTAAAATTTGTGCAACTTCTTCTACATAATATGGCATTGGATTGCGATTGCCATACATTTTACCTGTAGTGTTTTCATGTGTATATCCTTGACTACGCCATGTATCAGACTCAGCACCTGTAATAGGTTGTCTAATGTAATTGAATGCTTTATATTTTTCGTCCCATAATACAGGACACTGTCCTTTAATCCACATCTCGTTCTATATCCAATGTAACGCAGTGAAATCCACCGCCGAGTGTACGTTGATGTCGCATTGGTAACATAGCACACTCTATTCCATGTTGTTCAAGAGCCTTACGTAATGGTTCTTGATGTTCTTCTAATGCAACTAACTTTGTATTTACACTAAAAAGATTCATGTTTATCCATGTACTTGCATTGCACCATTTAGGATAATGTCCTATATCAACAGGGTCTGGACAAAATAATATATCCCAACTTCTAAATGGTTCTGGTAAATCTTCTTTGCTTTTAATTCTACTTGGATTAGCAAGTAGTAATCCTTCACGCAGTAAAGCAACAGTGCTGTCAATATGCATATAACTATAAACATCTTTTAACAAATGCACACGAGCATTTTGTCCTAATGCGCCTTGTAATAAATTTGCACCTAATTCATTACCACTATTACTTACAAGGTATAATACGTGTTCGTTAGCACGTACAATATTTGCGGCATCAAATGCAGGACTAATATCGTTCAATGCTAAAATATCTTTATTGCCTATACAATCTTTATTATATAATTCACTTTCATTAAAACATCTAATTTCTTTTGGATTTGTTAAATGATGTTCAAATGCTTTCCATTCACCTCGTCTTGCACGTATTGGCATAGGAGTAGCAAGTGTTAGATCTCCGTGTACAAACACAGAATCACGAGGACAATAATTGTAATAATTACAATCAGTTTTTTCAGGTCGTAAAACTGTAACACTTTCATCTTGTAAAAATTTACAAAACGTTTCTAAATCTTCATTTGCTTCGTCTATAACTTTTTGTGGATATGGGCCTTTTATAATTTCTGTTTCATCTAATTTATCTGCAAAGTTTACACAACGTAAACTAATATCAATATCGTTTGGAATCTTGGCATTGTCAGCAACACCAACTATTACTTTTTTAAGTTGTCCCCATTCATTACTGTTCATCGAATGCCTCCGGACATATAGATTTCATTGCTTCAATTATTTCTTCAGTAGTAAATTTGCCATCTTGTATTCTTTTACTATCTAAATCATAACCGCAATTAGGACAAATATTATGCTCCATTAAATACCTCCATTGAAGGTAGGTAAGGATAATCTTCGCTGGTCCATAGTTTTCCTTCTGTTACTGTTTTTAATTTTTCTATTCCAAGTTGAGCAGTTTCAGGAGTCATATAATAATGATATCCTATTTGTTTTATATTTTGTTCTGCCCAAGGTTTGTCGTCACTTCTACCGTCATATGCCATCTGTTTAAGTATTGTATAATCTTGTTTAGTTGGACAAAGTATTGCACCGCCTCTACCAAGACTTAACATTTTTTTATGCTGAAAACTTAGACACATAAAAGTTGTGTCCATGTAACTTCCTTTTTTAAAATTTACAGCACCATCAATAATTCGAGTACCACCTAAGAAATAAAATTCACTCCATTCTTCATCTACAAATTCAAACTTCATATCTAATTTCATTAATGTAAATGGAATACTAATGTAAGTTTTTGAAGGAATTTTCACAGTAATATTTGGATTTAGATAGCGTAAAACCAATTCAATAGCGTGTGTACAACTGTCTGTAGCAACAGCAAAAGGAGCATTATAATACTCTGCAATCTGCTTTTCAAAGGTTTTTACTGTTTCAAACATATTAATATTTATGTGCGTATTTAATAAGTAATAGTGTGAGTGAGAGTATGAATTTTAAGAACATCGTCATGTGGCATAGAGATTGGAATTTAGGCAATCTTATTGACATTTTAGATAGCAACACTAATACAAATGTACGTATTTTGGGTGCAGAAGAATATGCAATAATGGGTTGGGATAATCCTAAAAATAAACCTTTCTTTAGAAAAGTAAGTGAAAGAATCAAAAAAGGTTCTAATACACTTGAATTTGTCAGTGGCGCATTTCCAACAAATAAATCTTTCAATCCAGGTAGAACCAAGATTACATATTGGAAAAGTTTTTGGCCTACAAAAACAGTTTATGAATTTAGTAAATTTTCACACAATATTAATCATGCAGATGTAACAATACCGTTTATAAGTTTAAACAATATGCCATGGAAGCATAGGTGTATAATGATGGATGAATTGGCAAAAAATAATTTAATAAGTAAAGGTAGTATTAGTTGGAATATATTAAGTGCTGATTATGATTGGAAACATTGGTCACAAAGAAGAATGATTATTGACAGTCAATACGCAACTTCAACTCAACAATATGCAACACTTCCTACAGACTTTAACAAAAGTTTTTTAAGTTTAGTAAATGAGTCTACTATGGAGACAATGTTTCCTACAGAGAAAACATATACTCCTATATTGTTTAAAAAACCTTTCCTTGTGTTTAGTGTTAAAGACTTTCATAAAACACTTTATAATGAATTCGGCTTTGAAATGTATGATGAAATATTTGATTACAGTTTTGACAGTGAACCTGATATGTACAAACGTTGTAAGTTAATTGTAAAGCAAGTTAAAAAACTTGTAGACGAAGATCTAAATGTGTGTTATGATATGGTTGCAGAAAAGGCACAAAGAAATTACAATACACTAATACAGATTGCAAAAAACAAATCTTTAGTTCCAGACAGTATTTTGAAGTTTGGAGGATATGAACATTTAATTAGGGATATGAAATGAGTACAATAGGATTTATAGGTGTAGGTAAATTAGGAGAACCTTGTGCTGAAGAAATTGTAAAGAAAGGTCATACTGTAAACGGTTATGATACTAATAATTTTTCAACACAACATATTAACAAAAAAGATTCTATAAAGGAAGTTGTTAACGGTGCAGACATAGTATTTGTTGCTGTACCAACTCCGCATCATCCTGACTATGATGGAAAGAAACCAACAAGTCATTTAGAACCAAAAGATTTTGATTACAGTATTTGCATAGATGTATTAAAAGAAGCAAATGAATATATGAACAAAGATCAATTACTTGTTCTTATAAGCACAGTATTACCAGGTACAACACGTAGAGAGTTTGTTCCTTTAATTACAAACACAAGGTTTGTGTATAATCCATATTTAATTGCAATGGGAACCGTAGGTTGGGATATGATTAATCCTGAGATGGTTATGATAGGTACAGATGATGGTAGTGAAACAGGTGATGCAAAACAACTTAAAGATTTTTATGTATCTATTATGGATAATGATCCAAGATATGTAATAGGCACATATGATGAATGTGAATGTATAAAAGTTTTTTACAATACATTTATATCAACAAAATTAAGTTTAGTAAACATGATGCAAGATGTTGCTGAACGACAAGGAAACATTAATGTTGATGTGGTTACAAAAGCCTTGGCAGACAGCACACAACGTATAATGAGTCCTGCATACATGACAGCAGGTATGGGAGATGGAGGTAGTTGTCACCCAAGAGATAATATTGCTTTACGTTTTATGGCAAAAGAACTTAATCTTGAATATGATATATTTGAAAGCATAATGACAGCAAGAGAAGTTCAAGCAAAAAATCTTGCAAAGTATGTTGTAGAAGTAAAACAAAAGTATGGAGGAAGTATTTTCTTAAATGGCATTTCATACAAACCAGGTGTACCTTACACTGACGGTAGTTACGCATTACTTGTTGATCATTACATAAAAGAACTTGGACATAAATGTATCTATATTGATCCTCTTGCAACAGAAATGCCAAGTAGTGAAACACGTTTAGGAGGTATTGTTTTACTTGCCCATCCTGAACCATATTTAAATTATGCAACGGATACTATTTTTATTGATCCGTGGCGTTCAATGCAGAAGAATTCTAAGTATATGATTCTTCCATATGGAAATACCAGAAAATGATTTACAGTCCTTATAAGCCCCTACTCTACTTTCCTGAATTAGCAGGTAAAAGTCTTCACTGGTATTGTGGAGACAATGAAAGAAGTTATAGAACATACAACAAAAAAGGTTGGGAGTATTATAACACAGCAGATGATTTAGAATATAATTTTAATAGCCTTGGATATAGAACAAAAGAATTAACGGCTCTTAATTCACCATATATTCTTGTGTTCGGGTGTAGTTATACTGAAGGTGTAGGTTTATACGAAGAAGCAATATGGTGTAATAAAATTGCTAAAATGTTTAATATAGATGTAATAAACTTAGGCAAAGCAGGCACAGGACCTGATATTATTGCGTATAACACACAATTATTCATAAAGAACAAATTTGTGCTTCCTAAATGTGTCTTAATTCAATGGCCACAAAGCACAAGAAAAAGTTTTGCTTATGTAGACGGCAAAGAATTACGTTTAGAAGATAGAAACATTCAATGGGATAATGTTTTAAATGATAAGACAGCACCAACATATGAAATGGCAGACTCACAGTGGTACTTTAAACGGTGGGTAGCAGAAGATGGTCAACTAAATTATGAAAATATTGGCCACTTAAATGCAGTAAATAATATATGGAATACATTGAATATACCAGTATTGAACTGGACCTTTCAATCAGACTTTGTAACAATGTTTGATAAAGATATGGTGCAAACAGTAAAAACAAATATGACAGGTCGTGCAAGAGATATGCAACATGATGGAGAAGATATTCACGACCAAGTTGTAGAACAAATTAAAGGAAAAGTCGAATGTATGATATAGTTTTCATTAGTTATGGCGAAGCCAATTGCGAAAATAATTGGTTGATTTTAAAAGACCAATTTCCAATGGCAAAACGTGTTAAAGATGTCAAGGGAATACATCAAGCACATATTGCCGCGGCAAAAAAATGTTTTACAAAAATGTTCTGGGTAGTTGACGGCGATGCCGAACTATCAACAGGATTTGAATTCGATTTTAAAGTTTCTGATCATGATCTTGATTGTGTACACGTTTGGCGTAGTATCAATCCAGTAAATGATTTAGAATACGGTTACGGTGGCGTCAAACTCTTACCACGAGAACTCACACTTCACATGGACGTCACCGTACCCGACATGACTACAAGCATCAGTAATAAATTTAAAGCAGTTGATACAATTAGTAACATCACTGTTTTTGATACAGATGAATACAGTACATGGAAGGGTGCGTTTAGAGAGTGTGTGAAACTTGCAAGTAGAACAATACAAGGACAGGTGGATGCCGAATCACAATCAAGACTTGATACTTGGTGTACAAAAGCAAAAGGTCCTTTCGCAAAGTATGCCTTACACGGTGCTCAATGTGGTAAACATTTTGGAGAATCAAATAAAGATGATCCAGAAAACTTAAAATTAATTAATAACTTTGAATGGTTAAAAGAACAATTTAATGAATATAGCGATTCCATTTGATAAAATTGTCAGTGTTGGACAAAAAACAATGTTGGATAATAATTTATTCAGCGTTAGTTGGATCCTTGGACGTTTTTGTAACTATAGTTGCTCGTATTGTTGGCCATATGCTAACAGTCAAACACCTGACCATCAAGAATTCAAAGTTTATACAAATGCGATGGACGAAATAAAACGCCAAGCAAGAGAAAACGGATTTGATAAGTTTCATTTTAGTTTTTCAGGCGGAGAACCTACAGCATATAAAAAGTTTTTAGAGTTAGTAAAACATTATGAAGATTATGAAAGTGAATATTTAAGCATACACATGACAAGTAATTGTAGTCCAGCAAAGAAATGGTGGAAAAAGTTTTTAGATGCTACACATATTATGGATAGAAGAAGTATTACTGCAAGTTTTCATGCAGAATTTGCAAATGAACAAGAATTCGGAGATAAACTTTTATATCTCCAAGACGAAGGAGTGCTTGTAACTATTAATCAAGTTATGGTACCAGAATTATGGGAGGAATATTATGCAAGAAGTAAACGATTTATTGAACGTGGTCTCCATGTTACTCTTAAGCCTCAGTCTGATCCTACCGCTTCTTTTGTGGTTGCTGGTTATACCGAGGAACAAAAGAAAATATTACAAACAGAAAGCGAACAAGAGGTTCACCAAGTACAACTCAAAGATGCTAATGGAGTAGAGTACAGTGTAGACCAAGCAGAAAGATTAAATGCATATGGTTTTAATAAATTTAAAGGTTGGGTATGCAACAGCGGATATCAAAGTTGTATTATAAGAAGCAATGAAGTAAAAAGAAGTTACAGTTGCCACGATGAACCATTAGGTACGTTGACAGATGGGTTTCAATTGTTTGAAAAACCTATGCCATGTATAACACCTACTTGTGTTAGCAGTGCTGACAGTAAGATACCAAAGGTAAAACATGAGAATTGAAATAGATGATATAAAGTTCTGGATGGACGCTGTAAGAAATAGCAAAGACAGAGATAGAACATTGGAAAGTTTCTGGGGCGGCCAATTGAAAAGCAAAGAATGGCTTATTGACCACCTTGAAAAACATTGTAGGTTTGCAAACGCAAGAGTTTTAATATGTGGAGGCTGGAATGGAGTACTTGCAAGTATGTTATTCAATAGTAAAATAGGAATAAAACATATTACAAGTTTAGATATAGATCCTAATTGTCAAGAAGTAGCAAATACAATTAATAAAAGACAAGAAATGGATATGAAATTTACAGCAGTAACCGAAGATATGTTAAAATACAATTACAAAGAACTACATGATAACGTAATTATCAATACAAGTTGTGAACATTTGACACAAACCAAATATAGAAAGTGGTTAAATTCTTTACCACATGGAAATTTAGTTGTTTTGCAAAGTAACAATTACAAAGAACTTGACGAACACGTAAATTGTGTAGATAGTATTGAAGAATTTAAAAGAAAAAGTAGAATAGATGTCACTTGGGAAGGGGAACTTGAATTGCCAAAATATAAACGATTCATGTTAATAGGTAGAGTATAATGTATAATGAAATATCACAGTTTGGAAATCAGATAGAATTAGATATTACTACTGATGAAAACATTTTAATAAGTCATGCAAACAATTTTGATTGGGTAAAATACAATCCACGCAAAGATGTTAATAGATGGGGATTAAGTGTAACAAGTCTTGATGGTGGTATTACTGGTGTACCTGACTTAGATAGTTTATATGAATACAATAAAGAAAATAACACCAAGTATAGTGAAAAGGATTTTAATAAACCAACGCCTGTGCTTAATAATCAAATAGATGCATTATTAAAACCTTGGCAAGGACATTATTATAGAACACATTTCCTTAAATTTGGTCCAGGTGGATTCTTTCCTCCACACAGAGATTGGAACTACGAAACAGGAGTTGGTGATAGTTTTAGATTAATTATGCCATTACGTAATGTTAATCCTCCACAATTCAATTTTGTTTTAGAAGATAAACTTTTACATTGGGAACCGGGTAGATTATATTACTTAGATACTCATAAAATGCATTATTTGTTCAACAGTAGTTTTACAGACAGTTATTGGCTTGTTGCAAATGTAGACGTAAACAAAGATACTATTAAAGCAACACAAGAGAGGTTTAATCAGAAGTAATGTACAACTACGAAGATATCACTTCAATACATTTAGAAGTTACATCTAAGTGTCAAGCAAGATGTCCTATGTGTCCAAGAAGGTTACATGGTGGACCTCTGCTTGAAGGATTAGATTTACAAGAGATATCTATCGATACTTTCAAGGAATGGTTTCCTATAAGTTTTGTACAACAATTAAAGTTTCTTAATATGTGTGGTAACTTGGGAGATCCCATTGTTGCTAAAGACACTTTAGAAATATTCAGATACTTACGAGAAAATAATCAAGGAATGACGTTGCAAATGCACACTAACGGAAGTGGCAGAACACCAGCATGGTGGAAAGAACTTGCGACATTAAATGTAAAAGTAATATTTG